GTCGTAGATCAGGTTAGCTCTCATAGCACTAATTGTGACAGGTGCTTCAGAGGCTATATAAGCAGGTATACCGTCTGCTGCAGCATCACCGACAGAGCTAATCAAGGCTCTATTGATCTTTGCAGTCGTACCTGTAGCGGCAGAGTTGCCCGAAGAGGCACCACCGACCAGACTCAGAATTGCCTGATAGCCACTGGCATCGGCAAGGCCCACCGAAGGCTTCAAGGATGGGCTTACCGCAGCACTGACCCCTGTAGCAGCGGCACTAGCTACGTTACAGGTAATGATGACGTTGATAGCTACAACTATATTGGCTGTTACACCAGTAGCAGACGCATTACCAACTGTAGATGGCTGTGTAGTAACAAATGCGCCACTGATACCTGTAGCAGTAGCTACTCCTGGACCACTTGAAAGTGTGGCAGGTATCAGAGCATTAACACCGGTAGCACTAGCTGTACCTGATGCAGCAGATTGAGTAGTAGCTAGTGTAGCCTGTGCACCTGTAGCAGAAGCGTCACCAACTGCAGTAGCCAAGGCTGCTGGAAGGTTTACTGATGGACCGACAGCAGAGGCGTTACCAGTAACCGTAGGCTGTATAGTCTGCTCAACTGCGGATATGCCAGTTGCAGCAGCATTACCGACTGTTGCCTTCTGTACGTATGGTACTAGAGCATTTACACCTGTAGTTGTGGCTGTGCCAACAGTACAGGTAATGGTTGTTACCCCGAATACCGATATGGCTGCAGTTGTACCTGTAGCTGCGGCATTACCAACAGCGCCCTGCTGCGTCCTGTGAATCTGTGCCGATGCACCGATAGCAGAAGCATTACCGAAAAGGCCATGCAGCGTAGCAGATTCAAGTGCCGATGCGCCAGTAGCAGAAGCGCTACCTACCGCTGTCTGTTGTGTTCTATTAACTAAGGTGTTAACACCTACAGCAGCAGTGTTACCAACAGCACCCTGCTGTGTCCTGTGAATCTGTGCAGAGGCACCGACAGCAGAGGCATTACCAGTTAGACCGTACAGCGAAGGCGATTCAAGTGCTGACGCGCCTGTAGCAGAAGCGTTAGCTACCGCTGTTTGCTGTGTTCTATTGACTAAGGTGTTAACACCTAGAGCAGTAGCGTTACCGACAGTGCAGGTTATGTTCAGTGAACCAGCTATGTCTATGACTGCGTTTACACCAGTGGCGGCAGCATTGCCGACAACACCTTGCTGCGTTCTATGAATCTGTGCAGAGGCACCGACAGCAGAGGCATTACCAGCCAATCCATACAAGGTTGGCGACTCAAATGCAGATGCACCAGTGGCAGAGGCATTACCTACCGCTGTTTGCAGAGTGGTAGACACTAAGGTGTTAACACCAGTTGCAGTGGCGTCAGCTACACCTGTCTGCTGTGTTCTGTGTATCTGTGCAGAGGCACCGACAGCAGAGGCATTACCAGTCAGGCCGTACAGTGTAGGCGATTCAAGTGCTGCTGCGCCAGTGGCAGAGGCATTACCTACCGCTGTTTGCAGAGTGGTAGATACTAAGGTGTTAACACCAGTTGCAGTGGCATTAGCTACAGTAGCTGGTTGGGCAATCTTCAGGACACCGTTGACACCAGTAGCAGAGGCCAAGCCCGGCCCACTGGCTATTGTCAAAGATGAAGCTATCGTTATTGGTATACCAGTAGCAGAGGCGTCACCGACAGAGCAAACCAATGTGTTCATCACACCAGCCGTAATCTCCAAGAAAGAGATGCTTACTGTCTTGCCAGCTACATAATCAATATTGGCTGTAGCACCTGTAGCTGAAGCTTCAGCTACTGTTGTGGTCAAAGCACTAGATACCAGTGTTGAGCTACCTGTAGCAGCGGCTTCACCAGCTACTGTCTGCTGTGTGGTAGATACTAGAGCATTAACACCTGTGGCGCCTACAGGCCCTATAGAGATTATCAGGCTGGCAGGTGTAAGTGAGGGATATGCTACTGCAGCCGCCTCACCTACTGTGGTTTTCAAGGTGAACGGCAGCAGTGCTGACGCACCTGTAGCAGAAGCATTACCGACAGCGGTAGCTTCTCTTATAGGCAGGATGGCAGAGACACCAGTAGCAGGGCTATTACCAACAGTAGCTACTAAAGTACGAGAAACAAGTGTGTTGACACCTGCTGCAGTAGTATTACCTACTGCACAGGTCAAGGTCGTGCCACCGCCAGCAGCAGTGGTATTGACTACCTCTGTGTCAAACCATGCAGCTTTCTGTAGCTCTGCGTCCCACCATGCGTCTGGTCGCAGTTCCCCGTCAAACCAGCCTAAGTAAGACACAGGTTATTTCTCCATTACTACCAATTCACCGCTGAAGAATGTGGCTGTAGTGGCACTAGTTAATGCACAGTGATGCATACAAGTGCCATTGTATAAGCGAATGCCGGGATTGCCGATAATCTTTTGAGCAGTCACGTTAGGTATGGTTGTACCAATAGTAGCAACGTCACGAGCTATAAACAAACTAATTGTTCCAGTTAGCCAAGATGTAGCTCCGATATTGAATCCTTGGATGCTCTGTACACCTTTATCCCCGGCTGCAAGGTTGTACCATAGCACTGTACCAATAACCGGGGTTTGTGGAGCCTGAGAGCCTACGATACCTATAAGTGTAGCTATACGACCTGTAGTACCATCAGAGTTCGTGTAGGTTACCTGCGATAGAGCATTAACTGCTGCAAGTGTTGACGCAGCAACAAAGTATAGGCCAATAACACAACCTTCCCCACTGGTTGTGCCTTTCAAATCTCGTGCTGGTAGTGTAGGAGATGAGATTGCCTGCACAGTGGAAGTGCTCGTAACAGACAGACCTGAGTTCACCCACAATACGTCATAGAAATAATGGCTATGGTTAACAGAGGAAGCAAGTTGAATTTCTGTAAGATAGTTACCACCTGTAGTAGCATTAGGGATTGGAAGGCATCCACGATCTGCGACAGAAGTACCATCAGTAACCCGACCATTGACACCGGGCGTACCAACCGCCCATGCGCCGGGAAAGCCACCATCCTTAAATGTGCCATACCAGTAACCTACCGCATCAGAAGCAGTGCCAGTCTTCATAAAGCTAATTGAGTTTCCGGTATAAGCACCAAGTCCAGCGGGAGGGTATTCCGCACCTTGCTTATCTCGGTGTATCCAAGAACCATCTTCACGGTAACCCATGTTCTCACCGGGAAGTAGCACAAACTCCATCAACTCAATGTCATTTGTACCGTCAGTGTGATTGACAGACACTGTACAGTTAGTACCTACGCTATTGTTGGTAATGTATAAGGCTTTGACGTTACGTTGAGTGGCAGCCGCTGGACTACCTACAATCGTAGTAGTCGTAGCTGTAGTGATACGGGTATTGGTCCGATCCGGAGTCACCGTAGTACCGTTAACGTCGATATAGCTGGCGTGTACTTCAAGGGTAGTAACTGCTGCTGTAGTCGTAAGCGTTACTACATCGCTGGTTGAAGTTAAGAGTAGCATGATCGTGTCCTTTACTGAACTTCAATTTTAACGCGAACTGCCGCACCTGTAGTGACAACAACCGCTGTATATGTGGCAAATGTAGAGGTAACTGTCTGCCAATCGCTCACACCTTGGGGAGTATTGGCAGCATCCAAGAGGGATACACGAACTTGGGCAGATGCTCCTACGAAATTGGCACGGTAGGTTATGTCCCAAGTGCCAGCATCTAGTGTGGGTGAAATGCCTTCTATACACTCATGCACACCAGAGATAATAGGACTAGTTATATAGCTAGTATCAGAAGCTACTGTCTCGTTGATGTTAGTGTATAGGTTGGTATTGTCAGGTGTACCTGTCCATCCAGATGTAGACACATCTGAGGATGGGCGAGTAATGCTGATAACTTCAGCTACTGTGCCTACGAATATGGGCTGTGATATTGGGGCGAAGATTTGCCAAGGGTTATCTGATAGGGATTTAATCTCTGTATCCGAAATAGCTCTAGTCCATACTCCCCAGCATATAACCCCACCTTTCAGGCTAGTGCCCTTACCACTAAAAGTGCCGCCTCCAGCTATTGTTATACCAGTAATACCTCCAAGTACGTTAGTTCCTGTCGAGGCGCCATAATTTTGTCTAGCCCTATCTACCCATAGCGCATAACTAGAGAGGCTTTGTGTGAACACTATTAAGGTTGGTTTATTAGCTACCACGGCTCCAATAGTGCCCGGACAGCTTACAGCACCTCCCACCACACTTACGTCTGCATACACCCTTGAATAAAAAGAGTCTCCGAACGTGATCTGACTTGCTGTACTATTACCGGGCACAAAGAGCCTAAGCGCTCGTTTCACATCAACAGTAGTAGTGCTGTACGCCCACACAAACAGCGTAATAGCTGGAGTGCTTGACGCAATATAGGGGTAATTTAGATACCAATGGTCTGTTAAATCCGTTGACGATATAGCTGCAATGCCCTCAGAAGAGGGACCTACAGCAGCAGTGTTGTTCTTTAGTAGCCTCTGTTTTACTACAAAATCATATGGAGTACCGTTCAGTGCGGTTCCGAAGGACACTAACCCTTTAGACAGGTCATTTCTCCAGTCAATAGCACAAGCCCCTTGAGGCTGAGTAGTCCTAACTCTCTTTAGTGTAGTCATGCTGGCCCCCAGATAGGTGTGTTGTCAGGGGCGAAGATTTGCCAAGGGTTAAGCGATAGGTTTAATAATTGCTTGTCTGATAATCTGCCTGAACAAATACCAGCCATCAGTACGGTATCTGTTGCTGCAAACTTAGTAAATGCTTCTGGATACCCAGCACCAATAGTACTAGAAAAATACTTACCGTTTACATATAGTGTTTGAGTGTAAAAGTTGTACACAGACTTTGATACCCACTGAACAGATACTGCTATATTAATTATAGAGCCATAACTGGTCCAACTATTAATATCGTTAACAGTTTGAACACCATACCATGTACCATAAGCACTAGCGTAAGTTGTAGATATTAGGTTAAGCCCAAACCCATACCCATTAACACTAGAAAATCCAAATGTATGCTGTCCCGAGTCTTGTCGTACAAATGACCCAACCAATGTAAAGGTAGATGAGGTATCTTCTACAATTGACAATCTTTTAAGCGGAGAGAAGTTTACATTTACAGCACCTCCGCAAATACCGCCCATAGTGGCTCTAGGTGCAGTGTTAGGTACTGACACAGTTTGCCCGAATCCTGTTAGGCTTTGAGATGCGGCATTATACGCACACCAACCATTAGCAACTGAAACTACCCCTTGAGGCTGAGTGGTTCTAACCCTTCTAGGTATAGTTAAGATAGCAGCCGTAGACGGCGCAGGAGAACTACCGCCAAGCATATAAGACTTGCGTGGTGTGACTACTTCGTGAGCAGCTATGCTTAACGGAGGTAGAGGTTTGTCAGGATTGAATATTTGCCAAGGATTATCAGATATAGATTTAATCTCGGCCCTGCTTAGTTTGCGCTTCCACCTAGCCAGCAAGGCACCTCTTGTCAAAAAGCCTGTCAGGTAAGGCCAAGTGCTCTCACCAACTACAGAAGGATTGGCAGATGTAAGATTGGTAAGTTGAATGTTGTTTCGATAGGCTAAAGCAGGGCCGTTATTGTCCCATGCAACTATTAGCAAAGAAGGTTTTGTTAAGTCTACACCATTGCAGTTGGCTATTGTAACAGCACTATTAGATGTTGTTCTTACACTAAAAATATACTCTATGTTAGTTGAAGAGTACACTTGGTTAACCGACCAATTCGAGTGAGCGTTATTTCCATACATTAAGCTCATGTACTGCGTGGGATTGGCTACTACACCAAACCAAAGAGCCGTTAGTGCAGTTTTGTCAGAAGCATCGCAACCAACGTATGTTGCAACTTGTCTTTGCAAACCTGCCGCAGTCGCTATGGTAGGTTCAATAGGACCATCTTTGCCATTAGCAAGGTTTATCCCTACCGTAGGCAAGATGGCGTCACATAACCCCCTAGTAATGGGGTTACTCCAGTCAATGCCTACTGGCCCCTGTGGCTGCGTGGTACGAACCGTCCGTTGCAGCGCAAACTTCGGTGCTGCACTTAGAGTCATGACGGTTAGTTGTAATAGACTTCGCGGTACTGTACGGAGACTGTAGCTCCAAGGGCTGTTCCTGCATCGTTATACAAGACGATACCCCACTTTGGAGGGATGCAACCGAAGGCATTGCTGACCACAAACTCTTGTTTAATGGTAGCTGCTACGGCACCTTGATTCAACTGGATAGTTCCAAGGAATACAAGCTGTGTAGGTGAGCCAATAGCGGTCAACGCTTTGTCAGTACCATCTACGTTATCAACTGTGGAGCTTGCGCCGCCATAGTTTGTACCGTCAATGGACATATAGCCGTAGACTACAATTTGCTTGTTACCTGTAGGCGCTACTGTTGTAGTCAGCACCGACACTTCGCACAGCACTTGCGTAACGTTAGCTACTGTGCTGGTAGTTACAGCTTGGCTGGAGCGATTAGCAGCAGAAGCAAGGCTACCTGCTGTAATCGTCATTGGGGTTGCTGTGCCGAATTGGAGTGCCATGATTAGACCTTCAGAGCGTCAATTACTTCCTGTACGCTGACAGGTGCAGGTACAGTGCCAAGGGCTTTCAAGGCGTCTGCCTGTTCTTGGGTAAGTACTGCAGGTACCATTGCCTGTACACCCTCCTGAGAGACTGCAGTAGACATATCAAAGTCGCCACGAGCGATGATCTTCTTGACATGACGGAAGTCAGGCACAGTATTGATAACGTCCAAGAACGCATTTCCAGCCAGTAGGCCGAGAACTTCAAGGATCGTGCCTTCACCGATATGTGTAGTGCTAGGGCGAGTACGCCCTACACTAACACGCTCAGCTATCATGCCATGCTCTGCACTAGCGATTTCTTCTGGAGTACAGACTGCAGTGATTTCATCAAGTAGAGACATTGCTCGACCTTTCTAACTATTAAGCTGGAGTCAGGCGCAGAACGTCAGTGCCAGCACCTTGGAAGTCAATGGTGAAGCTTCCAGATACGATGCTCAGTGTACCAGCGGCATTGAGTTCAATGTAGCCGATAGCGCGTTTGTTAGCGTCAGTGTTGTTGTAAATGATAGCATAAGCACCATTGGTGAAACCAGCAGCATTCTGTGGCACCACAACGTCAGTAGCGCGGAGTGTAATAACACCAGCCACGTTAGTCCATGTAACCGAGGCCAAGGTGATAGGGCCTGTATAGCCACCACCTACGCCAACCTGGGTAGTTGCGAAGTTAGTAGTACCTGTACCGCCCCAATGAGGTTCAGCAGTCGCCATCGTAGGCGCAGTTGCCGAAGTGACGATACCCAACAGCAGGGCGTCACTAGACAGGTTATGAATCTTATTGCCAAGATCGAGAAGACCTTGTTGAAACCACTTGATGTCCCCGGCAGCCATAATCGCACCTCATGTTTAGATAGCATACCCGAATGTATACTTTAACTTACTGAATACCGCCGATTATACGTTGTTACGGCACAATCGCCAGTGCTGAAAGAAATTCTGTTAAGACTATAGCAGTATCTGACCTACTTTGTAATAGCTTCGCGGGGAAACGCATGATATTTTCTCTCCCACCTGTCTTTACAAGTCGTAGAACTGCAACTCTTAATCTCGTCCGGTAACCATGTTAAATTCAAGGTCGCATCACAGCCACCGCTAGCCAGCGGTATTGTGTGGTCGATAGCCCAACCCGGACAGTTAGTAGTCTGCTCAAGGTTTGCTGGACATGGAAACACTTTGACGAAGTGCCGTAGTACAGTCTGACTGCGCTTGATCTTACCCTTAGCATCCCTAGCTGGCTCACCGCAATAACGCAGATCAGCTATAGCTTCTGGTGTGCCGGGTTTAGGCAGTTCGGCATAGGCACTGCCGATGAACAGGAATATAACCAAATACTTCATATGAACTTAATCAAGTCTGCTGAAGGTTCCAGCTTGAACTTATCGTTCGTGCTAGTCACCGTACCGCCAAAAGAACCTACCGCAATAGCTAACCCATCCAAGGTCTCGTCATATATCAGGCATCCGTCTGCAGCAATAGACACATTGTCCCATACTACATCACCGGGAAAGTCCATGATGGCCTCTTCGTCCTCATTAGAAGAGAAGACAGGGGCAGATAGCTGCAAGGCCATGTAGCCGTTAGCAGTTACCTCACCAGTCTTGGTGTATGCCTTAGTCTTCTTGCCCAGATTCGCTGTTTTCTTGTACAGAGCGATCTTAAACACATGGTCAGGCTTGATCTTCCCTTGCAGGAAGGCCAGCCTACCAGCCGTAGTAAGGCACGTTTCAATCGCCATTTATGACCTCCATGCCTGTAACTTTACCATCTTCGCCACGATTTATACGGACGGTTTTGGTAGGTTTAGAGGCTTCTTGTGCAATAGTAAGGTGCAGTTCTGTAGGAGCAACGCTGACTTCTACAGGTTTGGTAGCCTGCCGAGACATAGTGTATGCCATATCCTGTACAGCACTCAAAGAATCCCTATGCGCTTGCATCAGGTTCTCCGTATCAGCTTTTGGAGCAGACTTCGGTGCGGCTGGAGTGTCAGGCTTGCCCTGAGACATATTGGACGTGCCAGAACTGGCTGTGCCGGGCTGTTCCGCACCCTTTGATGCACCAGTACCAGCTTTGAACATCGTGCCCATCAAGGGCTTGTATCCTTGTGGTGGCAGATTCCCGGTCAACTCTATCGAAGCCTCTTCATCGGTAACCAAGCCCAAGGACAGGAGTTCCAAAATCCTAGATTGCTTCATAGCTTTGTAGGCTTCTAGCTCGGAATCAGGACGCAGATCGATCTGAGCGTACTTGAACTCCACGTAGCAATCTTCACCCATCAAGCGGGTAGCTATAGTCAGGATACGGCTGTAGAACTCGTTGAGCTTCACCCGAATCATGTTAGCGGATTTGATAAACAGCATAGATTCGGCAGATGCAGCAGTAGCACCTGCACCATAGCCCAGCACCACAGGCAGAGTCTTAGTCCCCGTTTGCAGCTTCGAGTTCAAGACCTTCTGAATCCGTTCGATAATTGCAGATGGGTCTTGACCGCCGTCAACGTAGGCATAGGTAATCTCAGAGAAGCTGATGAAGGCATCCTCAGGATTAGCCCCGTTAACTACGTCCTGAACAGCTTTAATAACTGCCTGTTTGTATGTAGCAAACTTATCGCTATCATTCAGAATGTCAGGAGGCGTAGATTTCTTAATGGCTTCGCTATCAATAGTAGCAACCAGCCGTGGAAGCACTGCACGTTTCAAGGCCCTACGCACATCGTTGTTAAACTCTATATCCTGCAGCACAGGTTGGATAGAGGACTCCAAGGGTGAGCTAGCATACGCCTCTAACAAGTCCTGATCCAAGCTCACATAGACGAAAGTAGGTATGTCCAGATCAATCTCTTCGCCGCCGATGACTTGGACAGGCCGGGTAGCCTTTTCCTCGTCGTACCATTTCAAGGTAGTGACAGAGATAGGGTTCAAACTAGCAGGAACCCGCGCCTTATCAAGGGCCACCTCGCCAGAACAGGCACCATATTGCAACAACTGCTTACCAAGGCTCTCGGACAGGCTCTGAATGGTAGCTTGTGAGCCATAAGTACCGTCCATATTGCCCAAATACGTAATCCTACGCAAGATTTCCTGAGCAACACCAGTAGCATTGGGGTTAGCCTTTCCGTCCATATCACGAGCTATAACAGAGAAAGACTCTGGAATACCTACCCGTAAATTGGCATAAATCGCTGCACCTACCTCTGGAGAGGTATAAGTCAGGGTACGAATAGCAGCAGCAGTGCTGCTAGAATTACGTACATCTAGCCGATTAGTAGTAAGAGGCGCTCTATCAAGTTGAGCCAAACGCGCTGTAGCCCCGCCCACCACTGTGCGGTGTGCAGGTTCTCCCTGAGCCCCTGTAGGAGCTTTAGGCAGAGGCACAGGTGGCAAAGTAGCTGCTTGTTCCTCTATTCCAAACCATTTAGTGAATATACTCATAGTGTTCTTCCTGCGGCAATGCCGCAGTCTACCACGCCTAGCTGCAAACCTAGTGTAGACTTAACCCACATTTTGTCGAGAAACGAAAGAACTAACGAATGGAACTGCACCCAAAGCTGTCCAAGCCCCGGCTGTAGCTCGTAACTTAGTGGCTATATACAGGTACAAGAGGGTATGGTGCCAGTGATCGTGTCCGTCTGTCTTCTCCCATACATACTTCATGGTGTTATCCTTCATGAACTTCTGTATGCGCTTCATATCTAACAAGTGCTGTACCAGTTCATCATCTACACCGTGAATTAGCACACTCCCTGCCTTAATTTCAGCCATCAACTCATCTAGAGCAATATTCCTATTGACCATAGCAGAGCGAACATTCAGCTTTCCTTCCTCTGGATTAGCTTCCTGATCCTTGATAGTATGGCTTTCTGTAGACTTCTTCTCCACATAGATAGCGCCATAAGCATTAGGGTCGAAGCTTGTAATCCGTGTGATAATATCAGTGTAGGGGAACAAGTCGTGAACCGATGTGACCACCCTATACTGAGAGCACAGAATCCGTCTACGTTCTTCAAAATCAGTATAGAACACCTTCTCACGGTGCACTACTATCAACTTACCACCAACCTTACGTCCTATCATAATATGGCAAGTAAGGCCCATGTCAGCACCAAGGAAGTGCACATCACTAGAATCCATAGAATTAGGACTATGCATAGCCCTAACATCCGACTCAACCAGCATATCCTGCGCATCTTCCGAAGTCTCCCCTAAAGCCTGATTGCAAAACTCAGACCACTTGTTAAATTCCGTAGAAACCTTTACAAGGTAGGGCGCAGTAATGAAAGACGGTGCACAAAATGGTGACACATTGTAGGAGATAGCGTCAAACTTCGCGTCGTTGTTCTCTACCACCCACTCTCTGTACTGAATACCAGTTTCCGGTATCTGGCCGCACTTAGGGCAGAGCAACTTAGCCTCCCTCCAGCGCATAGATTCAAGGTTATGCTTATTTATGTCCTCCTTCTTACCACTATAGCCTGGTATAACTATGTTATCGTGGTAAGTAGGTAGGAATTTATGACGGCAATGTGAGCAAGTCCACACCTGCTTCTTCCGTCTAGCTGTCTGGCACTCCGCATCAATACCATACTTCGCAACAGTCGGTGTGCTGAAGATTCGACGCATCTTCGTAGGTTTAGCCTGTAAACGTGACACATAAGCTGACACGTTAGCCATATCCGACCTATCATACTCGTCGTGGATAATCAAATCCGCAGGCACTGACAAGGCCCCTGTCTCTGAGTACGTACCCCGAGTATATAGGAAGCTGTTAACCCCAAACTGCTTAAGCTCTACTGAATTGACAGTACGGCTCATGCTATGCTTCACCACCTTGGAGCTATCTATAATCGGCATCAAGCGACTTTTAGAAAACAACTCTGCGTCAGTAGCTGCAGGAAAGGTATAGATAGTAGTGAAGTTATCCTGTGTCACCACAGATGCCAACGCCCACCTAGCAAATATCTCAGATAGGCCCACCTGAGCGCACTTAATCACTAGCAGCGTCTTGGCAGGGTCATCTATAATCGTAGGTTGGTACTCACGCCCCTCATAACTGAACCTCTTCCCCTCATACTTCGTACTGTTGGAGATCCATTGTGACAGGTTTCCCATAGTATAGACATTAGCTATCCTCCCCTTAACCCTCTGCAAGTGCTCTGTAATCATTCATCAACTCCCAGAGCTTCCTCATACTTAACCATGAACTCAGCTTGCATATCAGGAAACGCCTTCAAGACCTCTATCAATACAGCTTCTATCTTCTTAATTCGTTCCAAGCTATACAATTCCGCCTGATTCTTCGTTAACGCCCCTATGATAGCAGTCGCACTATTCAAGGCTGCTGCCTTCTGATTCAAGGAAATAGTGTTATCGTACTGTGCTTCGTGTAACAAGCGTCTAGCCCTGTTGTATTGTTCCAGTAACTCGGCCTCTAGATTCAAGGTGCCTGCAGTTAAGGGGACAAATTCGGGTACGTATTGTTCATCTATATTCGGACCACCTTCCTCGGAAAGAGTTGGGAAGTCTTCTACATTAAACTGTGGTGTTTTCGCCATTTTGTGCCTTGTTTTTCAAGAGTTGTACAGCCCTAGCCATGCTGCGGTAAGGTATCCTAGAGGCTATAGCCGCATCCTTGCAGCTTATCTTGCCTTCTATAACCATAGAGGCATAGTTACGTCTGTACTCCTTACGGGTGTTAATCAGGCGCTTCTTAGCTTCCTTGAAACCGGGGCCTTTACCGGGGAATAGGTGTGAAAGGTAGGCTTCTCTGACTCCAAATAGCTTGGCTAGCTCTCTGGTAGTCACGTTCCGTTCATACAAGTCCTTCTTCTGGCGGTCTGTAATGCGACTCGCCACGGTGTCTGGACGCGCTGGATTGCATTCAGGCCAGTGTGCCGGGTAACCTTTGCTATTCAAGGTGAATGTCTCGTGTGCTGCTGTCATATAGTGGCTCTATGAGGGGTTGCCAGATTATAAGTGAGTATTTACTTACAGAGGTGTGCCGTATTGAAGAAAGTATTAGATATTTTTGCCAAAAATTCTATAAGTATTAGATATTTTCTAAATTTTATGGTCGTGTGGGTGGTAACGGGGTGTGTTTCTTAGGAAATAGGCGTTATTTCTATACACTTTTATGCCTTATTGGATGTGTGAGTTCTCTATACACTTGTATGCCTTATTGGAATGCTATGATTTGTATACACTTTTATAGGTGATGATTGCAGTATTACTAACTGCTGTCGTGCCAAATAGTGCGAAGTATTAGATGAAAGTGTGGAAAATATTGTGCGATGGTTGTTAGGGTAGGAAGGCCAGGTTATCCCCAGGTTATGCACAGGCTATACGTCACTGTAACATGCAAGTGTATACTCACTTAGAGAGCATCCACTAATCTATATCTGATGTAGTGGGTTTTGTTACCTATAATGGCGTTACGTCCACTTTTAACACTGCTACAAAAACCATGGTATTCTCTGCCATGGGTGGGCGCGTAGCATTTTCAATGGAGATTTTGAAATGACAACCACTACCTTAACCCTGCGTCCTGCTACTGCTATCGCTTCTAAGACTGGCAAGATCAGCACAACAGCAGAACGTGCAGAACGTGCTGTAAATGGTGCCTCTACCGGTGTACGTATGGCACTGGCATTACATGGCAAATCCAGCACAACCCGCAAAACGTCCGCTACTTCCTTTGATGTAGTAACCCTTGAAAGCCTATTAGCCCTTGATGTGTTGGACGGTTCACAATGGCCTGATGTTTATGCACATTTGGCGGACCAGTTCGGCTACAAGGTCGAAGGCGGACGGGGCCAAGCAGCTTGCAAGGCTTTGTTAGCCTATGCACAGACTGGCATCAATGGACAAAAGATTATCGCGTCATGTGACGGCATGACCGATGCGGCCTACAAGCGTATGACTGCACAGCAAACCCTGATTGATACCTGCGTTATTGCGATTCAACGTTGGGAACAAGCAGCACAACAGGCTGCACAACAGGTTGCAGAACTAACTACAAGCTGATGCAATAGCCCCCCATGCATGGGGGCTATTCAATGGTCTACACTGTAGACCATTGAATAGCCTATTTCC